CTTGACTAACCTCAATTTGACGTTAAGCTGTAAACAGTAAGTTGGGTATCGAGTCAAATAAAGGGATGTCGCCTTAGCCATACGACTTAGTTTTATTATGGAAAGTATTTCAAAAACAGCGCGGCGGATTAACTCTGTCCGTCAATCAATGGAGAAAGAGGCTATCCCAGCGGGGGCGAATCAAGCATTTGATTTTGGCAAAAAACTGATTGACGACACACTTAATTACTTTGCTGACGCTCCCGGCAAGAGGCAGTTTATGCAAGGTGCAGACGGGGTAGGGATGCGTGAGACTGCTGGACAGAACGTTTGGAATAAGATTCGCAGGAAAGCAGATCCTTCTAATATTAGCAATGAGAGTTTGAAAATGACGGGTCTTGCAGGCGGGGCCGGTGCCGCAGGCGCTGGATTTGGACTGGCCGCGTCAGAACAAGATCAAGACACAGAAAAGAACGCTTCGAACCAAAAGTTTTTTCAACGACGAATATAATCGTAAACTGACTCGGCGTTTGCCGGGCAACTCAAAAACAAAATAATCATGGATAAGATTGCATATTGCCGAATGTACGGTCGAGAACTAGGCGCTCGCGCTGTCGCTAATCAAGAAAGCAAGAGTCTTGAGAAGAGTGCAAGTAACGGAGAAGTTAGTGAAGAGCGCGTGCAGCGCGTAAGTGCGCTTGTTGACGACCTTCAGTTCCGTGACCGGAAGGAGAAGCTTGCGTTCAACGAGGGCGCGTACCAGATGCTTGAGGAGTTCGATCAGGCCATTGATCAAGGCACAAGCCCGGAAGACATTCAGTCTCAGATCAAAGAGGCAAAGAATGATCTTCAGAAGGAGGCGGTTGCAGCCGACAATGAGGATGAGCAAGAGGAGATGTTCGAGCAGATGGTCAAGGGCGCAGCAGAGCAAGCGGCCCTCCTGAGCGGAGAGGATGAGGTAAGTGATGACACCCTCCAAGCCGCCCGTGATCTGGTTGCTGAAGAGCTTAGCGCGTAACTGCCTGTAATGGCTAAATTGGCAAGCATCATCTTGCCCGAATCAATACACCGATATGAGTAAGTTTGATAACGAGCGAGAAGAGCTTCTGAATGACCTTCAGTCTCTTTCTCCAGATAGCGGCAATGTAAAAGAAGCAAGTGCAGATAACAGTCTCGATGACGTAGACGACATTTGCTCTAGTCTAGAGACACTTGAGAAGCAAGCACGGGCTGGTGAGATTGGCGCTACGAATGATGCTGGCCAAGACCAGAACCTACCGACAGGCGAAGAGGCCGCCCAAGACGGCCAGAAGCCTGGTGTCGCAAACGGACAAGAGGCTGCACAAGATGGTATTCGTGATGGAGTAGTGTCCGGCCAAGAGGCCAACGACGACGCTGCCCACCACCCGCCTGAGATGCAAGAGGCCCCTGGTGAAGCCAATGATGGTGCGCCAAGCGGAAGTGCTGACGGCGCAAGTGGGGAGGAAAGCCCGGATCAAAACGTAGAAGGAACGCAAAACACAGAGGTTCCCGATGATCAGGAGCAAGGCAATCCGGGGTCAAATGAAAGCGCCGCGAAAGGCCAAGAGGGCACAGGCGAGAAGCAGGCTGCTGAAACTGCGACGTGTCCTGAGTGCGGGAATACTTATCCAGCAGAGATGGATGAGTGCCCGGAGTGCGGTTGCGAGAACCCACAAAAGTCTGATAAAGAGGCTGGCGATATGTCTGATCTTCCGCCAGAGATGCGCGAGCAGGCTGAAGAGGCCAAGCAAGAGGGAGGCGTTGATGAGGCCAATGAATCTGGCGACAGCGAAGATTCTGAAGAAGAGTCCGACGAGGAGGAGTCCGATGAGGAAGAGTCGGAGGAGGAAGAGTCGGAAGATAAGGAGGCCAACCTAAGCCCAGAGGCACAAGCTCTAGAGACAGATGTTATTGAATCTGCTTTTGAGAACATGTTCACAGAGAAGCTCGCTGAAGAGGCCACGTCAGAGTTCGCTGAAAAGGTCGCAGATTATCGGGACACAAACGATGGTAACGTCTCGACAGACGAGGCCGATGACACGGGCAACCGTTTCCTCCAGCGCCTCTAAACTATAAACACTAATTGACATGGACAAAATTGCCGAAACAATGAGCGCGGCGCGAGAGAAGCTCCGTGACCAGCAAGATACAATTGAAGAGCAGCAAGAGAAGCTAGCGCGATTTGAGCGCGAAAAGCTGGCTGAAGAGATCGTGGAGATGCAGATCGCATCTGGCAACGTAGACGCGTCGGACTTTTTGGACAAGCGTGCTGAGCTTGTTGAGGGAGACGAGGATCTTAGCCAGGTTAAGACTGCTATGAAGCATGCGGGGCCTGGATACGGAGACTCGACGGTAGAGGTTGGAGATTCGCAGGAGAAAGAGGCCAGCGCACAACCTTCGGATGCTAGCGAGCCGGACCACGTGAAAGAAGCACGCAGCACCTTAGAGCAGATGGCTCACAATCTTTAAACTTTGCGCATTACATTGCGCTACAAATAAAATTTAACGAAAGATATGGCTATTTTTCAACCTTCTGACAATGATTTCCGCGTTCTGGCGGGAGAGACGAAGACCGCATTTTATGACAAGCGTTTCCTTGCCCCAGGCGTTACGGTTGACGACGTAGAGCCGGGAGAGTTCCTTGGCCTGCGACCGCAAGCCGGAAGCCGACTGGTGGCGGACACGATTTCAAGTGCGAGCGAGGCAGAGGCAAACGCTGCTTCCGCAATCATGCGCGTAGATACTACGAAGTATGACTCTGTTGAGTCTGGTGCTGTTACGTGCCTCGATGGGCTGTATATCCTTGAGACAGAGGTATACGTTCCGGGCGCAAGCTTCAGCCAAGACGACTTCGTAACGCTTGAGTATGACGCCGGGTTTGGTGGCGGTGTGCTTGGGCCGCTTCGCGAGAACGGCTCTCCTGATTATGCAATTGGTCAGGTGCAGTCTCCACCGGCAGATTCAACGAACGCAGATACGCCAATGCGTGTCAAGATGTTCGCCAATGCCATGCCGGTTGCTACGGATGGTAGTGGAAACCCAACTGGATAAATAACTTACATACTCTGTTGCGTCGGCATGATATTCATACGGCGCACCGCAGCCCCACAAGCGGGCTACTATGGTCGGTAACGACCAGCGGGCGGTACGCATGACTGACCGCCCCTAAAAATAGTCTTCAATATGAACGAGGAAGAGTTTAGTTTTGACAAAGAGGCTTTCAATGAGAAAGTCCGCACTCTCGTAGAGGAAGACAGCTATGATAAGGTGGCCGCCGCGATCCGCCCCTACATTCGAGTCCGAACGTACGAGGATTCGTTTGCAGATGATATTCTTGCGGTGCGGCAGGTGACTGACAATGATCTTCACCGTCACACGGATACGGATTCGTTCTACGTCGAGGCAGACGTGGAGCAGCCGACCGCGACGGCGACTGTAGCTAATTTCCGAGACCGCCCTTACGAGCGGTACATCGGCGGAGAGCGTTTCCGAATTCCCCTTGGGAAGCATCAGACGGATATCGCCCGAAAGAACAAGATGGAGCTGAAGGCGTATGACTATGATATTCTGGCTGATGCAGCCGATAAGGATGCAAACGAGCTGAAGCGCAAGCGCGATCTCAAGCTTGTTTCTCTCCTGAACGACGTGGCACGCATCAATAACAAGGACGTGGTAGACATCAAGGACGATACGGTGTCCGACCGCGTGCAGATTGAGAAGCAGCACGTCAACAACATCAAGGGCATTCTTGAGGCCGGAACGCGAACGGGCGAGCCCAATCGTGATAAGCTTGAGGCATCGAAGATGCTGATCAATCACGATACTCGCGATGACTTCGGACTTCTGGACCTGAACCAGCTTGGTGATTCTCTGACTGGAGAGGTCTTTACGGAGGGCTTCACACGCCAGCAGGTACAGGGCGTGGAGTACATGTCCAGTCAGAAGCGTGAGTTCCTGACGGAGCATGAGCGGGCCGTGCTGGTTCAGTTCGGTGGTGGAAACTCCGCTGTCGAGACCGTGACGGTCGAGGGTGAGAACTTTGACATTGACAATGCATCCGGCGCAGCAGGAGCGGCTGAGCAGCTTGCACAAGCCATTCAGGGCACAACCCCTGCCGATGGCAAGCCAGGCATCGTTGAGACCGACTCCGACGGCAATGAGCTTCGCCACGTAACTGCGGAGCTGTATGCCGATGATACGGTGCGGCTTGAGAAGGCAGTGCCAAACGGCATCGAGGATGAGCTGTTCAAGTCTGAGGTTCTGGCAACAGACTTCAGTAGCTTCAGTGGTGGCGTCACAGAGACCCGTGGGTACGACCGATGGGACATCATGTGGTGCTTCCCTGATCCTGAGTTCATCGGTGAGCTTGTCCGAATGCAGGGACAAGACGTTGAGTCGGAGGTTTGGAAGACCGACGGCGAGAACGAGGTCAACCG